TACATCCCTGACTTCCTCGTCAGCATGGTGGACGGCAAGACGATCCTCGTAGAGATCAAGCCCGTTCGCCGCGTAGGACTCCAGAAGAACCTGAACAAGATGGCCGCTGCAGCTCAGTGGTGCGCAGAGCACAATGCAACGCTGGAGATCATCACAGAGGTAGAGCTGAAGAAGCTCGGTCTGATCTAGTGGCGGCCAAGAAGAAGCGCAAGCGAAAGGGCCACTACCACACGGGAACCCACGTGTCTCCCAAGGCAGGCGAGTGCAAGTACCGTAGCGGCTGGGAGCTCCTGTACCTGAAGTTCCTCGATGATAGTCCAGACGTCGTCTCTTACCTCTACGAGGGAGTCGAGATCCCGTACGTCAGTAACCAGAGGACGAAGAAGGTCCGAAACTACTGGCCCGACTTCTACGTCACGTACGCGGACGGCTCACGAGTGTTGGTGGAGATCAAGCCCAGCCGCAAGGTGAAGCAAGCGACCATCCAGAAGAAGATTGCAGCCGCCCAAGCCTGGTGCGTCGCACAGGGAGCCACCCTGAAGATTCTCACAGAAATCGAACTGCGTTTGTTGGGCTTGCTATAATGCGCGCATGGTGTATGTCTACGCAATTCTCAACACACTGACTGGCAAGTATTACGTTGGCAAGTCTGACAAGCCATTTCGTCGATGGTCTGCACATGTCAAGGCTGCAAAATCTGATTCAACTTTTGCGTTTCACGAAGCAATTCGTTCGCACGGCATCCTGTCGTTTGAGTTTCGACTTTTGAGTACTCACGACACAGACGCCGAGGCTTTTCAAGCTGAGCGTGAATCAATTGTGAGGTTCAATAGTTACGTGCCCAACGGTTACAACGAGACAATGGGTGGAGAAGGCTCATTTGGCTTCAGGCACACTGCTGAAGACCGCAGGATTATGTCAGAGAAAGCGTGTGGTAGAAAACACACAGACATTTCACGAAAAAAGATGTCAGATGCAAAGAAGGGTCGTAAGTTCAGTGATGAACACAGGCTCAATTTGAGCAAGTCTAACGTCGGAAAGCACAATCATGTCGGCGAAAATCACCCTAGCGCTTCTCTAACAGATTCTCAAGTAAGCGAGATTAGACGACTCTGGAAGGAAGAAAAGACTTCACGAGAAGAGTTGAGAAGGATGTTCAACATCAGCTACGGAGTTCTGAGTCGTCTCTTGTCTGAACGAACCTACAGACACCTCCTAAGTGACCCGCAAGAAAAGCCTAGATGCAGGAGATCATGCACTATTTGTCGTGAGTCAGGACACAACAAGGCAACATGTCCATGCTCGAATAGTTATGCCCCAAGAGGCAATGTCGCATGAGAATCACAATCACAGAACTGCGCAACATCATCAAAGAAGTGATCGGAACAGAGTCCGAGGTGATGATCGGTGACCGCGTCAGAGTTGACAAGTCACACACGAACCAGCACAGGCAGTGGCTCAAGAAGGGACTCACTGGAACGGTCGAGGAAGTCAACAATGACCGCGGCCCTGAGTACGCCTCGTATATGGTCCGCTGGAGCGATGGCAAGGAATCGTGGGTCTGGGCTCGACACAATCCGCCCATCTCTGTAGAGACGGGCAGCGACGAAGTAGAGGATCTCTGAGATGAGCACCTCTCTTCTTCGGGAGTTCATCAGAGAGGCCTTCATCAACAAGACTGATCCTCGAATGACGGGCGGTCGCTTTGAGGCAGAGATGAACGCCAAGAAGAAGGACCCGAGAGTCGAGAACATCAAGAAGGACATTCGCTTCATCAATGGGCAGATCAAGAAGGCCAAGTCTGGCAAGCTCAAAGGCTACCAGAACATTCCTGCAATGGAAGAAGCCGTCGTCGAACTTGAACAGAAGCTGGCAGCTCTGTAGTACTTTACGACATGCACGGGCCTTGTACGATTGCATGTGTCAAAATTGTACCTCTGTTATAAGCACTGGACTCTTGAGGCTATGCCGCGTTGTTTCAACGTGGGAAAGGGCTTGGGAGCACGACCATTTAGTACTAGAAGTAGAAACCACAAGTGGCACGCTATCGTCAAACGATATGGTCTTCGCATCGAAGTATGTGCAGAGGTTAATGACAATGAAGCGGCATGCCAATGGGAAATAGCTGCCATTGATGAGATGAAGACATTTTCAACATGTCACGCTCATGATGACCCAGATGATATTGGCTGTAACTTTACTCGAGGCGGCGAAGGAGCTGAGGGTCGTTTAGTCTCAGAAGAGACACGTAAGAAGATTAGCGAGTCAAAGACGGGAATCATGAATCCCGCACTCAGCCAAATTCTTCGTGGACGACCACTCTCCGAAGAACATCGTCAGCACATTTCAGAGTCATTATCAACTTCACACAAGTTCAAAGAGTCACACGCACAAAGAAGCGCATCTTTGAAAGGCAGAGAACCCTACAACAAGGGCAAGACATTGCCAGATGAACATCGTTCGAAAATTGGTTCTGGTCTTGCTGGAAATTCTAACACGAAGGGAAAGAAGATTGGTCCCAACAGGTGTGGGATTTGTGGAGTTCGTGGTCATAAACGAAACACCTGTGAGAAAAGAGGAATGTCATGATTATTCTTGGGATGGACGTCAGCACCAGCTGCACGGGCGTGTGCGTTCTTGACTCTGACATCCAGCCCGACGACAAGGGCAGCCACATCCTCCTCCTCGACAAGATCGAGTTCAAGAAGGAGAAGACGATGTGGGAGAAGGCCGATCGCATGAGAGACTACCTCCACGATCTCGGCTACGGAGACGCCCGCATCAAGTTCAAGGGGCCACAGAGAGTAGTGCTGGAGGAGGCGCTCATGGCATTCCAGCCGGGCATGTCGTCTGCCGCCACCATCTCCACTCTTCTGCGCTTCAACGGCATCGTGTCCTACATCGCCAGGAAAGAGCTTGGGCTCACTCCCGAGTACATCGGATCTGCCGCCGCCCGAAAGTTGTGTGGCATCAAGCTGCAACAGAAGAAGACCTGCGGTAAGGGAGCCAAGGACCAAGTGTTCGACTTCCTGTGTGCAAATGACCTGAAGCACGTCGTCTGGGACAAGAAGAAGAGTGGCCTTCCAGTCGACACGTCGAAGGACATTTCAGACGCGTACGTGATCGCACGCGCAGCTAGCTTGATGCAAAGTTAGGCTCGAGCAGATTACTGTCTCCTCGTGGGCCAATCGATCTCAGACAGAGTCACATTTTACGAGTCGATCTTTGGCAGAGGGCACCTGTCAGGCAACGGTCGAAACTTCGACGTCCGTTGTCCGATCTGTGATCCCAAGGACGTTTCTAAGAAGAAGCTGTCCATCCGAACCACAGATGATGCTTGTCACTGTTGGACGTGCGGGTTCAAGGCTAGGTCCCTGGCGCCGCTTCTCAGGAAGTACGGCACCCAGTCTCAGCTGAACATCTACAGAGAGGTGATGGGTCTTGCTCCCTCTCTTCGCGAGCTGTATCTGCCCGAGGAGGCACCGCCCATCAAGGTAGAGCTGCCCGCCGACTTCAAGCTCTTGGGATCAGCCACCACGTTGGGACCCGACGAGAGAGCTGTCTGGAAGTACATTCTGAACCGCGGTTTGGATGAGCGAGACATCTGGTACTACAAGCTGGGCGTGTCGAGCGACATCCGCTGGAAGCGACGCGTCATCATGCCGTTCCACGACGCGGACGGCAATCTCAACTTTTTTGTGGCACGAGCGGTGGACAGGGACGTGAGGCCCAAGTACGATGCTCCCGAGGTGGACAAGAATCCTCTCGTCTTCAACGACCTGAACTTGGACTGGACAAAGCAGATGGTCCTCGTGGAGGGCGGGTTCGATCTAGTCAAGTGTCCCGAAAATTCCATTCCTCTTCTGGGCTCAGACCTGGACGAGCGCCACGAGATCTTCAACCGCATCCTGCTGAACAACACGCCCGTCGCTCTTGCTCTTGACGGCGACATGTGGCACAAGAAGACTCCCAGGATCGCGAAGAAGCTGCAAGAGTACAACATCGACGTCGTTCTGGTGGACGTTCGTCCCTGGGGAGATCCCGGATCCATGTCAAAGGCAGAGTTCATGGGTGCACTCGAGGATGCCAAACCGTTGATGTGGGAGGACACTTTTCGCGACAAGTTGCTCAAAGCCTCGGAGTCCACGGCACGAATGTGATAGTTAGGATTCATGAAGAGACGCTCCAGCATCACAGAGCATCAGATCAGATCGATCATCTACGAAGAGATGATCAGACAACACCTCCTCGAGGAGGGAATCTGGGACGACGTCAAGGACGGAGTCAAGAAGCTGTCAGCTCAGGTGACTGCCAAGTTCAAGTCCATGGCAGCAGAGTGGGCTTCCACGATCAAAGAGAAGATCGACGGCCTGTCAGAGACTCCCAAGGACGTCAAGGTGATGGTCGCCGCCCTGAAGGCCGCCATGGCAGAGACGGGAGAGTCGATCGAGCTCAACGACGAGCTGAAGCTCGCCAAGGACCTCGGCAAGTCTGATGCCCTAGCTGCTGCCACTGCAGATCTCCAGGGAGGTGTTCACGCCGCTGCCGAGGCTCTCCAAGTCGGCGACACGGTCGCTGAGGTCTACGCCGTTCTCAGCAACAAGGGCTACATCCGTCAGCGCAAGAAGCTGCACGAGATGGGTGTCATCACGCTAGCGGGCTTTGGCTTAGCACTTCTGGGCGGTCTGCCGATGCTCTTCAAAGGATTGTCGAGGATCGCGAAGTTCCTCCACGCCGAAAAGCTGTCAGCCATCTTCAAGAAGGCCGAGCACGTCTTTCACCACATCGAGGAGAAGGTCGTCGACTGGATCGTTCCGGACAAGCTGGCATATGCGGTCTACAAGTTCCTCGGCAAGAAGGGTTTTCACGTCACCAAGAACCAGACGATTCTGCCCTACGAGGAATTTCTGTCTGACGCAGGTGGAGACCATGCAAAGAAGAAGACAGAAGCGCTTCTCTACAAGGCTCTTCTCATCTTCTTCGCGCTGAACGGTCTGTCTGGCATCCTGCACGCTGGAGCTTCAATCCTGGGCTTCGTCGAGGGAGCGGCCACTGCAGTGAAGGGTGTGGAGCTCGCGACTGGTGCAGCTGAGATTGGCGCGATCATCACCGCCGCCAAGGGCGCTGCTGTCGCAGTTTGAACATCCAACTCGTAGTGGACTAGAATAGACTCTGAATGATCAGAGTTGCACATACTGCGGACATTCACATCCGCAGCCTGAGTCGCCACGACGAGTACCGCGAGGTCTTTCAGGACTTCATCGATGACTGCCGGAAGCAGCGGGTCGACCACATCTTCGTGGGCGGAGACATCTTCCACACGAAGACCACTGGAATCTCCGGGGAGTACATCGACCTCTTCAGGTGGTGGCTCAACGGCATGGCCGAGGTGGCTGAGGTTCATCTGACACTTGGAAACCACGACGGCAACCTCACGAACCTGCATCGCCAAGACGCAGTGACTCCCATCGTGGATGCCCTGAACAATCCGAGAGTCCACCTCTACAAGAAGTCAGGCACCTACGAGTTCACTCCGGGATACGCCTTCTGCGTGTACTCTCTGTTCGACGAGCCAGGTTGGAAGAGCGTCAAGCCGCTCCCGGGCCTCGTCAACATTGCGTGCTACCACGGCCCTGTCTGGGGGTGCTTCACTGAGTCAGAGTGGGCAGTGGAGGACGGCGTCAAGGTGGACTTCTTTGACGCCTACCCGTTCACCTTCCTGGGAGACATCCACAAGCGCCAAGTGCTCAAGAAGCGCGACGGAAAGCCCGTCATGGTGTATCCGGGAACGCTCATCCAGCAGAACTACGCCGAGGAGCTCACCCACGGCTACATGCTCTGGGAGATCCACGATGAGGATGACTGGACTGTCGAGTTTCGTGAGCTGAACAACCCGAAGCCCTTCGTCACTCTTGACTACGACGGAGACGCAGCATCTCTTCTTGCAACGGCCAAGTCGTACGCAGTCGGAACGAGATTCAGGATCCATGCTGAGGATCGGGTGGGTCAGGACGCAGTGCACACTCTCACTGAGTCTCTCAAGATGCAGGCCCTGGCATCAGAGGTGACCTACAAGATCGACCACAAGATCGACACTCAGACCATTCGGACGGAGGGCAGCACCCTCAAGAAGACTGACCTCAGAACTCCCGAGACGATCGGTAAGCTCCTGAGAGAGCACCACAGAGATGCTGAGGTCGATGAAGAGGATCTTCAGGACGCTGTCGTCCAGGCAAAGTCCTATCTGGCTTCTGTGGCATCATCTGATGACATGTCGCGCGGCTCTAAGTGGACACTAGCACACGTCTCATGGGACAACCTGTTCAACTACGGAGAGTCCAACTCCGTCGACTTCCAGAAGCTGAGTGGCATTGTGGGACTCTTCGGAGCCAACCGCGTCGGCAAGTCGTCCTTCGTGGGATCGATCATGTACTCCCTGTTCAACACGACAGACAGGGGAACGGTCGGAAACTTGCACGTCTGCAACGCCAGAAAGCAGACCTGCGGTTCCAAGGTCATCCTCGACCACGCTGGAACTCCCTACGTGATCGAGAGGAGGACCACGAAGTCCTCGAACAAGAAGGGCGTCACATCGGCGACGACCGCGCTTTCTCTCTACCGCATCGGCCCAGACGGGGAGGTGGACATTCTCAATGGCGAGGCGCGCCCGGACACAGAGAAGACCGTGAGGAGCCTGTTCGGAACAGCAGAGGACTTCCTGATGACCTCGCTGTCGGCTCAGAGAGACGTCAACAGCGAGATGATCTCATTGGGAGCGTCCAAGCGCAGCGCTGTCCTCTCCAAATTCCTCGACCTGGACGTGTTCGACAAGATGCACTCCCTTGCAAGCAAGGACGTCAATGGCCTCAAGTCGCAGCTCAAGAACTACCAGGAGAGAGACTGGGACGCGCTCATCGACACAAAGGACGCAGAGATCGAGGACAAGCGCGCTCTCGTCTCTGAGCTAGAGATCAAGATCAGGACTGCACAGACGACTCTCGACAAGCTGCGAGCTGACTCAGCCAAAATCACATCAACGGTCATGGTCACCCAGGCTGACGTGGATGCTCAGACCACCAGAGTAGCCGATCTCGTCTCAGCTGCTGAGAGGTGCAAGAGAGAGCAGGAGGAAGCTGAGACGTCGATGCTCGGGCTGCGTGACAAGATGTCCAAGGCAGAAGCAGTGATCGAGGACAGCGACATCTCGGACCTCAAGAAGCGCCTCGACGCTCAGCGTGGTCTTGAGACAGCGCTCCTGGAGCTCACGCACTCTCTGGACAAGGAGAAGATGTCCCAGGCCTCGCAGAAGAAGGTCCTCAAGATCCTGGAGGACGTTCCGTGCGGAGACGACTATCCGACCTGCAAGTTCATCAAGGACGCTCACATAGCGAAGGACGGGGCCGCCGCTCAGGACGCCCGCGTGTCCGAAGCGACCAAGAAGGTCTCGGCTGCACAGAAGAAATTCTCAGACTCTCAGGAGTCGGGACTCAAGGAGAAGATCGCTCGACACGAGAAGGCATCTGACCTGCTCTCCAAGATCAAGCTGGAGATCGCCCGACAGGAGACTGCTGCAGAGAAGCGCAAGGCCACGTGCGGTGACTGTGAGACGAAGGTGGTTGCAGAGAAGGACAAACTGAGCCGTCTAGAAGAAGGCCTGAAAAATGAGGAAAATGCGGAAGCAGTAACCATCAGGCGAAATATCGAGGATTTTTCTAGGAAGGTCTCCGGATGGGACAGAGAGAAGACTGAGGAGTCAAAGGCCCTCGGACGAGCCCAGGCCCAAGCAGAGAAGCTGCGCGAGGAGAAGACTGCTCGTGATGCCATCCTGCGAGACATGAGGGTCAAGGAGCTCGTGGCGTCCGCCTTCTCCAAGAAGGGAATCCCGCTCGACATCATCAGGTCGCAACTCCCAGTGATCAACGGCGAGGTGGCGAGAATCCTGCAGGGAATCGAGAACTTCACAATCGAGCTCCAGAACGACGAGGAGAGCGACTCAGTGGAGATCTACATCGACTACGGCGACTCTAGGCGCATCGCTGAGCTGTGCAGCGGAATGGAGAAGACGATCGCTTCCATCGCTCTACGCGTGGCAATGATCAATGTGTCGACCATGCCCAAGTCGGACATCTTCATCATCGACGAGGGATTCGGAACTCTCGATCCGGCGGGCGTAGAATCGTGCAACAGGCTTCTCACGTCTCTCAAGAAGCACTTCAGGACGATCCTCGTCATCACTCATGTCGATGGAATCAAGGACGTCGTGGATCACATCATCGAGATCGACAAGGTTGAGACGGATGCCCACGTGGTGTACCCATGACTGACTGGAAGCGGTACCCGGGAAACAGGCTGTCGAGGCAGCATGACGCGGGCTTCTACATCATCAGGCCTGAGGGTGACCCTCCGTCAGAGTCGGTTCCCGTCTTCTGCAGGATCTGTGAGAGCATCATGTCGTCCCGATATGACGAGCTGGCTCATGAGAAGTTCGGATGTTGCGACTCTTGTGCCAACGATTGGGCCTACCCGCGTAAAACAGAGTGGATCTCAGGGTGGCGGCCCTCGGCTGAAGAAGTCCAAAAATGCGTATCGTCTCGCAGACGGGCATAGTTATGGGCACACCGGAGTGTGCGACACATGACTATCGACCTCAACGCGCTTGGACAATCAATCGACACCACCTGGGGCCGTTCATCGACCCCCAAGACGGCGTCGTACTCAGTCAAGTTCACGATCCTCGGGGGCGACCGCCTCCTCGTGTCCTATCAGGTCATCAACAACTTCGCATCTGAGAAGGAGATGATCCTGATGAAGCGAGGATGCCAGGCGGAGTCGAAAGACGTAATCGCTGCTCACCTCGCTGCAGTCAAGTCTGTCTACAAGGAATTGACGGGCACCACGCTGAAGACCAAAGAGCAGGGAGCAACTGACTCCCTAGAGATCATTGGCTTCGCCGTGCACAACCCGAAGAGGACAGCCTACTACAGGAGGAAAGTCATCCTGGAGATTGCATGACACTGTCTAAGGGTCTGTCAAGAGCACAGACCAAAAATCTGTCCCGGCAACAGCAAGTTGCCGAGATTCTCAAGTGTGGTAGGGATCCCGTGTACTTCATCAAGACGTACACAAAGATCCAGCATCAGGAGCGTGGACTTATCCCGTTCGAGACGTATGACTTTCAGGACGACTGTGTCGCTGACTTTGAGAAGCACCGCTTCAACATCGTCCTGAAGTCTAGGCAGCTCGGTCTGTCCACAGTCACAGCAGCGTACGCTCTGTGGATGGCACTGTTCAAGAAGGACAAGAACATCCTCGTCATCGCCACGAAGCTGCCCACTGCCATCAACTTCATCAAGAAGGTGAAGGTGATGCTGGACAGCCTCCCGCCGTGGCTGCTTCTGTGCAAGTCAGATCCGACGAAGCAGGAGATCAGGTTCTCTAATGGGTCAGCCGTCAGAGCCATCCCGACATCGCCAGATGCCGGTCGATCAGAAGCTCTCGCTCTACTCATCATCGACGAGGCCGCCTGGATCAGAGACTTCGATGAGATCTGGACGGGCCTCGCACCGACACTGTCAACCGGAGGAAGCGCCATCGTCCTGTCGACGCCCAACGGCGTGGGCGGACAGTACTTCTCTCTGTGGACGCAGGCAGTCTCCAAGACCAACAACTTCAATCCCATCAAGCTCATGTGGGACGTCCATCCCGAGCACGATGAGGCGTGGTTCAAGAAGGAGACGAGCAACCTCCCGAAGATGAAGATCGCTCAGGAGTACCTCTGCGACTTTATCTCATCAGGCGACACGTTCTTGGAAGCAGCCGACCTGGAGAAGGTCAGAGACGCCATCTGCGATCCCATCGAGAAGAAGGGACCCATGAATGGCGTGTGGATCTGGAAGCGTCCCATCCCCGACAGAAAGTACGTTATGTCAGCAGACGTCGCACGTGGCGATGCAGCTGACTTTTCTACTTTTCACATCATCGATTACGAGACGGGAGAAGTCGTTGCAGAGTTCATGGGAAAGTACCCGCCTGATAAGCTCGCAGATCTCCTGGTGCAGTACGGAACAGAGTACAACATGGCACTCATCTGCCCTGAGAGAAACAGCTTTGGATACTTCACATGCTGCAAGCTCAGAGATGCAGCGCCACCTTACCCTCGCCTCTACTATCAGAACAGCCATGGTGACCCATTCGCGTATCATCAGGTAGACCCAAATGCTGTCCCTGGATTTGAGACGCAGGTGAAGACCCGCAACCAGATCCTCGCAAAGCTTGAAGAGTCCATCAGAAACAACACGCTGAAGTCCTACTCGCAGAGGCTGTACGATCAGCTTCTGTCCTTCGTCTGGAACGGTCCCAAGGCTGCTGCCATGAAGGGCTTTCACGACGACCTCGTCATGAGCTTGGCGATCGGCACTTGGCTCTGTCTCGGTGACGGCAAGGTGGCCGAGGCCGGATACGATATGGCCATGGCGATGCTGAAGGCAACCACGAGGATGAGTTCCTCCATCTCAGAGCTTCCGGGCGGAATTGAAGACGTGCGCCCAGTCTTCAACGCTTACCAGTCAACATTCAGCGCACGCGACGTCGGAAAGCCGAGACGTCCCGAGGACGTCAAGCACGCTGACGTCTCAGATTTTTCATGGCTCTTTCGATGACTACATACCTATAGCGACAGAGGACCTCGCATGCCCAAGATCGACGTTAACAGAATCAAGGCCATCATCCGTGAGGAACTCATCCGTGAGGGTGAGGAACACCAGTCGGCTGTCGACATGGCAGACGCATCAGCAAAGCTCCTGAAGGCTCTCGAGGCCTTCAACGAGAAGGCCAGCGCAAAGCTGAAGGCAGACGTTGATGAGCACATCAACATCCTGACGCAGACGCTTGGAAGAGTCATCAGCTCTCCCATGAACTACGTAGACGCTGCCAAGAAGGTCGTGACTCCTGCAAAGAAAGTGTCCTTCAAACCGGACACTGGCGGACTAGTGAAGTAATATCCGCTCTAGAAGGGCCGACTCCAAAATGGAGCGGCAGTGAAGATGTCTAAGAAAGAAGAAAAGACCCTATTCCAGCGCCTGACGAGACTCTTCAAGAGTGGACCAGTCGTTCGTCGAAAGCTCAGGTCGCAAGACACAGCTATCGCTGTTGCTGATAAGACGAAGAGCAGCGGTGCGCTTCTCTTTCAGAAGTCGATGTCGCCGACCTACGCGACCATCACTGCCAACGCCTACAATCTGTCCGAGCGTCTCATGCGCTACCAGGACTTCGGCGAGATGGAGTACACGCCTGAGCTAGCCTCGGCGCTGGACATCTACGCCGACGAGACCGTGGCGCAGGACGAGAAGGGCAGATCTCTGCACATCTACTCCGACAACGAGAAGATCAAGGAGACGCTCGAGGAGCTCTTCTACGACACTCTCAACGTGGAGTTCAACCTCAGGCCATGGACGAGGAACCTCTGCAAGTACGGAGACTTCTTCCTCTACAACGACGTCCATCCAGAAGAGGGCGTCATCAATGCGTTTCCGATTCCAGTCAATGAGATCGAGCGCGAAGAGAACTACGACCCCAATGATCCCATGGCAGTTCGCTTCCGCTGGATCACTCTCGGAAACAGGACGCTCGAGAACTGGGAAGTGTCGCACTTCCGCCTCATGGGAAACGATATGTTCCTTCCCTACGGGTCGTCGGTCATCGAACCCGCTCGCCGCATCTGGCGTCAGCTGATCCTGGTCGAGGACGCAATGCTCGTCTACCGAGTGGTGCGAGCCCCTGAGCGCCGCGTCTTCTACATCGACGTCGCCAACATCCCTCCCGAGAACGTTCCGATGTATGTCGAGGAGCAGAAGAAGAACCTTCGCTCCAACCAAGTCATCGACAGGAACACGGGACGAGTCGACCTGCGCTACAATCCGCTGTCAGTGGACGAGGACTACATCGTCCCAGTCCGAGGCGGAGACAGCGGCACGAAGATCGACACCCTCTCCGGCGGTCAGAACACTGCAGCTGTGGAGGACGTCGCCTACATTCAGAAGAAGCTGTTCGCAGCTCTGAAGATCCCGAGAGCGTATCTCGGCTATGACGAGGCCCTGTCTAGCAAGGCCACTCTGGCTCAGGAGGACATCAGGTTCTCCCGCACCATCAGCGTCATCCAGAAGACCCTGATCACTGAGCTCAACAAGGTCGCCATCATTCACCTCTACGCTAGGGGATTTGACTCGGAAGACCTGCAGAACTTTACTCTTCGTCTCTCGAACCCGTCCACTGTCGCCCAGCAACAGAAGCTCGAGCTGTGGCGCACGAAGTTCGAGATCGCAGGCACGGCTCCTGAGGGCTACATGAGCAAGGAGTTCATGCGCAAGGAGATCTGGGGCCTGAATGACGAGCAGTGCGAGGCCATCGACGACCAGCGTCTCCGTGAGAAGATGATCGACGCTGCCATCGAGGCTGCTGAGCCGGAAGGCGGAGGAGAAGCTGCAGGCGGCGGAGCTGAAGAGGCGGGGGGCGACGAGGCCGATGGGGGAGAAGAGGAAGCTGGAGGCGAGGAAGCCGCTGGTGGGGAGGAAGCTGGAGGCGGAGAGGATCTCTTTGCGGGAGACGACGCCGAGGAGAAAGAGCCGCAGCTCGACCTACTAATGTCAGGAGACGATCCCGATGACGATGAGGA